TTCATCTTGTATATCATATAATGTTGTTACTCCTTCTAATGGAACTTGAGTTGCAGCGTGTATAGCATTTCGCAAGGCTTCGTGGCCATGTTCAACTAAATACTCGTTAGCATCTTTTTCTCCATTAAAATCTACTAAGTAGCATACTTCAGCGCCAAGACGTCTTACAAACTCTTGTTTAAGAGCTTGACCTGGTTCATCAGCATCTACAGCTAATACGATCTTAGTTTTATTTTCAAGATAATCAATACAATTATCTAAATAATCTAAGTTGTTTGAATTTAATGTAGCACCATTGGGTACTGATATTGCATTCTTAATACCAGCCTCGTGTAAAGCTAGTACATCCATTTCACCTTCTACAATAACACACCAATCATAACCCACAACACTGTTAATGTTGTAAAATACTTTTTCAGCACCTTTGTATAGTTTGAAATTTTTCCTACCATCTCTATATTTTATGTTAATCAACTGATCACCCATAAAATAATTAAATTGTATAGTGTTTTCCGATTTGCCAGTTTGTGGCATGAACTCTTTACCTTCGGCTACCCGTAAATCACGTAATGTTTTTTTAGAAACACCTCTTGTACCAAACCACGTTTCAACATTCGTACTTACCTCGTTAAAGTTAGCGGGCTCAATAGGTCTAACATAAACCTTTTCGCTTGCGCCTTTGCGTTGATAAGTATGAAGTTGAAATGTAGTATCACAGTTGTGACAAGTACCGAGACCACGTTCCCAATCATAAGAAGCACATTGTGCCTTTTGATTTTTAGGTTTCCTATCAGACGAACACAGGGGACAAATCCCCTGCGCTGCGCCTTCTTTTAGGTTGTGTTGATTGAATTTATCAACCAAAAATCCATTGATCTCTTCTACACTCATCTAAAACGGTAGATCTTCTTCAACAGCAGGAGCTGGAGCTGCTGGCGCTGAGTTCATATCTCTTGGTGCTGGCTCAACGTTAGTACCGTTAGACCATACAACCTTTACATTACCAAGATAAGTCTTAGGTGCTTTCGCATCTCTTTCTTCCTTAGTTTGTTCTACAACTACAGGACCTTGATTACCGAACTGATCTAGCTCATCGTTAATCGTGATTGTAATTGGTAAGTATTTACCTTTTTTACCCACAAAGATCTTGTCTTTTGGTATTGCATTTAGATTAATACTTGTTTTAATAATACTTGCCATTTAATAATTATTTATCTGGTTAAACATTCTTGTTAATTGTTCTTTAGTTGCGCCAGAGTTTCTTCTTATGTTATCTACAGCTTTTACATGATTTTGATTTGTGTAAAAATTATTAACACTAGTTTTAACTCCGCTTACTGCGCATATTTTTGATTTAGTTCTTGCCATTATAATTGGTTTAAAGGGTTTTGCTTATGAAATATTGTTTAGGATCAAAATCCTTGGTCTTGTAAAACAAATCATAAGCTTCGCTTGCTTTACGTACCTTGTCTTCACCTCTTTCGTAAAACTGTGGTGAACAGTCGAACATACCAATTTGATGGGTATTCTTATCGATAACTATAAATAAAAACTCATATCCAAACAGTTTGCTGTATATATAGGCTTGTGAGTCATAGTTATACTTTGACGCTGACCATTGAAACTTGTCAATGTCTGCTGTTGTTTTTAAATCAATAATTAGTTTTTCTTCATGATTAACGATATCTGCTTTACCTTTCCATTTGTTTCCGAACAAATCTATTATCCCAGGTTGTTCGTATTCAGTTTGTGAATTTTGTATAAGGTCCTTACATATATCATTACTCATTACTTTTTCTCTCATCAATTCAATTGTATCTACTTCGTGCTGTAGTAGACATAGCTCACCACCTGCAACATCTTTATAAGCTTTAGTATTTCTAGTAGTTGATTTAACAACTTTGTATTTATCAATTTTACCTGGTTCAAGAATACAAGTATGAAAATACCCGCCAACTAAAAATGCTGGTGATGGTTTGCTTGGTTTAAAGACATTTAATGGATCTTTTAGTAATTTACCAACATGTGAGTTGGATAAAAACTGATTACCAAATTCACCATAATAGTCTTCGTCGTTTTTAAGCTTTTGTAATATTTGCTTTTTGTTCATTTGTTAGTTTGTCATCGATTAAAAATAAATTACCTAACGCGTATTTTTTACCATAAGAGGATGCTGCGCCAAACTGCTGTGCGGTCTGCATACCTTTTTGATTTAAGTCTACACCGACTATAGCCGTGGCGTGTATAGCATCGGTACCGTCTGTTATTGTTGCTGTTGATTTAATTGTTGGAACAGGATCTGTTACTATTATTTCTTCGTTAATTGTAACTGAGACGCCTTGTTCTAAAAGGAAAGGCTTTATAGCCTCTAAGATGTCTTCTGCTTTACGGAAATAATATTTTCCAAAAGCATTATAACTAGTTTTTTTAGTTTTTAGCTTGGTTTGTATAACCGCTAATTTTTGGTTTAATTCTTTCATATTTTTGGTCTTTGGTGTATATATATAATTACACGTTATTATTTGTTTTTACACAAGTAACCTACAGGTAATCAAGTACTTGCGAGTGGTCTACATTTTCTATTAACTTATCTACAGCTTGCTTTTTTAGTTGTGAAACTCTAACATAAGCACCGCTACCTTCAATGTTTAATTGTTTGGCAATTTGTTTTGCTGAATGCTTGTCACAGTTAAGTCCATATGATAATCTTAATACATTAAATTCCTTATCGGTTAAATGTTGTTTTAATAAAGATGTAAGATACATATTTAAAAACTCTTGATTGTATGGTTCTGATTTATCTTCTATTTGTAAAAATAAGTCATCATCTTCTCTTGTACCAGCATCAATACTTAAAAATATTGAATTAAAAAACATAGCAACAGCCTTTTTGTCTTTACCAAAGTTTTTACGTATATTATTAACAACGTGCTCTGGTAATCTCATCTGTCCTCTGTTTTTATCTATCTCTCTACGTATACCGCCTTTAATTCTTTTTGATAAAAAACTTTTTAATGTTTTTTCTTTGTCTTCTGATTGTTCTATTTTTTCCCAAAATATTCTATCTACAGCTTTAATAAGGTTTAAATGGCCTTCTTGTATCATATCTGTTATAGCCATAACTCCAGACGCTTGTTGAGATGTAGCAAACTTTCTAGCTATATTTTCTACAAGAGGCATAAATACAATTATTAATTCATCTCTAGTATATTCGTGCCAATCTTTTTTGTCTAATCTTTTAAGTGTACTTTCAAGATCATTTTTATATCTTATATAATTTTGTATATTATAATGTTTCATTAGTATTGTCGTCTTTTATTTCTAGTTTTTTCTAACTTGTCAAGCAGTCTTTCTGCTATCTCAACACTGATCTCATCAGCGTAGTACATATCATATATTAATCTTCTCATAGTTGTTTGTTTAATAATTCTTTTTCCCGTTTTAATTCAGCTCCCATATTTCTATGTACAGTTCTTGTTGTACATTTTAATAATTTAGCTAGTTTAACTATTGTTATTTTTTTGTTAAGCTCATTAACATCTAGCATGCATTGATAAATATCGTCAGCATGTATACGCTTTGACCTACCTATTAACTCACCAACAACTTTAAGCTTTTCTTCTTTAGTTAAACCACTTCCATATTTAAATATAACTTTACGTAGTTTATTTTTTGGCGGTTCATCTAAATCTAGCATGCTAACTTCATATACTATCTTACGTAGTAAGTCGGCGTGTATAGCAAACGACGTAAATCCATTAGGCTTGTGTGCTAGTATTTCTGCCACTCTCATAAACTGATCTTGATCAAGCTGAGGGTTTAAATACCATAACACTAGTAAATGCCATTTAAGAGATTTAAACGTAGTAATTTTAGCTTTACTAGTAAACAAGTGGTAACATTCATAAGTACCGTGTTCAAAGAACATGTATTGCTTAGTTTCATGAGTTGGTTTGTCTACTATAGGATCTCTTTTATATACGATGCTATTGTTATTAAAATATTTTAAATTACGTGACATTAGCCTATTACTATTTATTATTAGGGGCTGTTGTCACAGTCCCCTCTGGTTTTAATGTTTTTAAAATAATTTTTGTTTCATTATCATTATTACCGTATTTAATTTCATTAAATATCTTTATTCTAGTTATTAGGTCTTCGTTCATATATCTTTTCGGTTTTAGGGTTTGCTACTATATGTTTCTCGCCTATGTAATAATTCCAATAAGCTTGTATACTACAATCATCTTTATATTCATCAGGCATACACTGGGGTGGTTGTTCAAATGGTTCGTGTGGTATATTGTCTGGCTGTTTTGCTAATGGTTTTAAACATTTTGTAATACTTAAATGATTTTTACCATAACGTTTATTATATTCATTACCAAGAGCTAACATATGCTCATAAAGCCAATCATAGTGTAATGAGTTTTCTCTTGTCCATATAGTAGACGGATGATTTAGATGGGCTTGTTTGTATGGTACGTCATCAGGATTACCATACACGTGATGAGCAGTACATAACATTTGAGCGGACTCAAGTATCATTTTAACCACATGCTTATTGTATTGTAGCTTAGCCGCTTTGTTTGGGCATTTATCTAAATAAAATATATTCATTGTTGATCTTTTGCTAATTTAGTTAATACTCTTACTAGTTTTTCTAGTGCTTTAGTTAAGGAGCTAATGTCCTTATACATTTGTTGTTCGTTTTTATTCATAGTCTCGTATACATTTAAATAAGGGATGGCGATAGCTATTAGCGTTAGTACGTTCAAAGTAAGTAAATGTAGCTAGCTTGCCAACCCACGTCTTCATTTCTTCAAAGTTATCTTGTAAGTATTTAAACTTATCCATAACAGGCATACCGAATACATTACCTTCAGAGTCTTGTGCCATAAACTTACCAATAGTACCCACACGTTTACCCTTACCTTCAACCCAGTCAAGTATCATAGCTTCGTCATCATGAAAGTCTTTGAATTTACGTAAGCTATGTGAGCGTTTACATTGATATGTATCGTTAGTACGTAATATAGAGCCTTCGTAGCCATTGTCTAGATTTTGTTGATGTACAACTTTAGCTAGTGATTCAGTAACAACATTGTAAGTTTTAACGTGTTTAACACAATGGTTGCGTTGTACAACTTGCGTTATAAATCTATTACGCTCTTCAAATGTTTTAGTTTCATCGATTATATCATAACAATGAAATTGTACGTTTTTAGCTGATTCTGCACGTGCCTCTTTAGTCGGTTTTGTTTTTCTGACCATAGATATGATTTGTTCGAAGTTGTCTTTGTAATCGTGATTATATAGTTCGCCATCAAGTATAACATTAGGGTTAAGTATAAACCAAGGTTTAAGATTAAACAAGATATGGTCAATATTTTTCCACTCTTTACCTGTACGTGAGTATGCTTTTACCTCGCCATTGTCATACTGTATTACACAGCGAACGCCGTCAAGCTTCGGCTGCATAAATACCTTGTTGTCATAGTTAATTGGTTTGTCGCTTACTGGGTAAGCTAACATTGGTTTTTTTCTTATCATTTATTATGTTTTTTTAATATTTTGTTTACTTCATCCATTCGTTGCTTAATGATAGCGCACTTTTCATACTCTTCATCTTCTGTAAATAGATTCATTAGTGTCATAAGCTTTGCAGCTTCACCTAATGCGTTTTCTTCTTCAGTTAATTCAAGATCTTGATAAGCCGTTGACCAAGCTATGTCAGACTTGGACACATGGACAAACCAGTCTTCCATAGACTTAAGTTTAACCATACGGCTTACGATCTTGATAGCCAACGCGTTAAGTCCTTCATCACCAACTTTAAGCGCGTCGATTTTATCTAATATTTGTTTGTTTGTTACACGTTTATTATCCGTCATTGTTCGTATTTTGTTTGTATTTATTAATAAGTTTTTGTGGTTCACCTACAAATATACATTCAAAGTCAAGACCATTACCCATACCTTCAAATATACTAATCCATGTAGTTTTTAATGGTGCTTGCCAAATATAATATATATATTCTAAATCACCGTGTCTTGTATCAAGATGTTCTACTTCCCATCCCGATAATTTTGTTGAATCTAATAATGACTCGGCTATTTCTACACCCAATCCTTCTGGATAACCATCACTATGATTATAAAATTGTGCGTGTATTTTTTCTGGATGTTCACTAAACGTTACTCCAACTTCACGCGTAGCAAATCTAATTTGTGCTCTTGTTGACATTTTCTTTTTCTTTTATTAATTTTAATATTTGTTTATAATACCTTGCTGCTAATTCATCACTCATAATTTAATCTAATAATACCATGTATGCTTCTGCATTATGCTTTCTAAACCAGTCAAGACCTTTTTGAAAGTCTTTAACTTTTTGTGCGGTAACAGTTTTTGGAGCCATTTCAAATACCATTTGGCTACCAATTATAAAATCATACATAGAAAGTTCTACGTTATTTAATTCATATTTTTCTCCACTAAATGGATTTTTTACTATTGCTCCTTTAGAATAAATAGAGCCTTTAAACCACTTGGGAACTGGTTGTTTAATTTGTGTTGTACTCATAATATTTCATTTTTAATGTTTCTATAATGTGTCTACCTGTTGCTGTGTGAAAG